GATAAGGAACTACTCCAGTAATCTCGTAGTCTCTTACAGGGCAACCGCTGGACAATGGTATTTCCAGCAACAAGTAAGACTTACTCATTACAACCCTAAAAGTTAGCGTATTAAGGTAACGACTGTTGGTAATTTATTTGGTTCAGCCCTACCGGACTGTTAAGTTTTGCTCTCATCCCGAGAGCTCTAAAACACAATCAAACCTTCAGTAAGTAAAACTCTAACACGTTACTTACTGATCGGAAACTGTTTAGAGGGAAAAACTGCTTAAAATGTGCAATAAAATACACAATTTTAGGGTTAGCCTCAAAATAAACTCTATGGTAATCAATGGGTTATAAGCACCATTCCACTATATAAGATAATTTACCAATAGGAAACTACCATTATGATGACTCTAGTGTTACTCAACGCTCTCTATTGTTTACAAATAGGTGCATTTTGTAACTTATGAGTAACATTTAAGAGTTCATATTTAAACCCTTGGGTAACAACTGGGGGCTCAATGGCTCATATATCAGCCCATAGTGAATCCTTAGCCCCCTTTATGTAACTTATATGAGTCCTTAACCCCCTTTAGGATCTATTTATGAGTCATTAGCGGGGCTCGTGTTGGGCTCTTGCTGAGCTATGTCTGAGTGACTGGGAGGGCTCTAGAGGGCTCTACTGGGCTCTTGCTGGGTATCCTGAGGGGTAGCCCCTGAGCACCCCCCTGAAAAAATGCCACAGATAGGGTATTTAGGGTCTAGATGAGAATCATTCTCAATTAGATCAAACTTACCCCATCTGCAGCCCCTGAGGGTCACTTTATGGGTACTCATCGGATAATTAATCCACCGCTTATCCCTTGTAAATCAACGACTTAGCGATCAAATCGTGACACAATGGACACAACTACCAGCAAAAAGTGCAGCCAAAAAAACGAGACGGCACGGGGGGAATTGCGCTTCAAGTTTTTCTCGAGTGCCTAAACAAATTTTTGTAACAAAATATTCACCCCCTGTGGGTTACCCGGGGGCTTCCCTAAGGTTCATCAGTTCATCCCTACAGGTGTACTTCTGTAACGTCTCTAGCATCGAGTCGTACTTGTCTATCTCTACGAGTTCCCTCTCGAGAGCCTCCATGAGATCACTGTTGGCTGTCCCCACGGGGTTACCTAGGAGTACCTCAAGGTTAGCGTAGTGCTTGTCTATGTGTCCTCTGAAGTGACTCAAGGCACTGTTGATCATCAGATTACGGTAATAACTATTTACTTCTTCGTACATACAGTGTCCTTAGTCTAGTGTGGCTAGTGCCTTGTTGGAAATCTCTGTGCGCTCAGCAAGACCTATGGTTCCCCCGTTGACTGTCTTGGAGATACCTGTGATATCCCAGAGGTCAGCTTTGGTATTGAGGGATCTGGTGTCCCAGAACCAACCAGCACTTAGGACTGCATAGAGGGGTTGTTCGAGGAGCTCGGGGGATCCGATAAGGTCCACCCCAAGGGATTTACCACAAGCCTCGTAGTTGGATTTGCCGGTGCATTGGATGGCTCCTCTGCCACGGTACTTAAATCCCTCGCCAGATTCCTCGGGTCCATTTCCGAGCCTATCTGCGTATACCTTGTTAGCAATCTTTTCAGGCTTTCTTTCATATTGAGTAGCAATCTCCAGAGTAGGGAATCGTTTAGACCATGTCCCCATAAGACCCTTAGCACCATAGTTAAGGTTCTCTACTAGGGACTTCAGGTGATTGGACTCATGTAACACCTGTCCTAAGAAAGCTGCTTGTCTCTTAGGATTGTTAATACTGTATTTATCAAAGCACTCATTCAGAGGCTCTAGGAATCCTATAGGTATACCTAAGGATAAACATTGGGATTCATTCATTGTTGTCTCTAGTTTTTAGTTATAGGGGGAGGGGATACCAATCCCCGATATATAGAAACCTAAGAGCAACTAAAGATATCCTCTAGAGATTCTCAAGGAGAACAGGGTTACCTTGAGGTTACCTAGAGGTAATCTTTAGTTACTCTTTATTTATGGTCTCTTTTATGGGTTCTACTACTATTGGTCTCAGTACTAAGAACTAGTACTAGGAACTACATGTTTACCTAAAGGTATACATATAGGAATTCTTTAACCTTGGGTTATTCACAGATATCGAGATCTCTCGTATGTCATTGATTGTGAATAAAGGGGCTTCTTAGCGTTCCTTGACGAGATAAGTACTAGGCTGAATAATGCTCCATAGGGGACGGGTAATCAAATGCTCCATAGGGTGGTGGTAATCACTTCATAGCTGGTCCCATCATTTGATGGCTGAGTTATAGCCATGCCACCTAGGTTCCCTCTGGGGTTTACCTAGTACTCCCCCAATAAAGTTCTTTAGTTCTCTATCTAGGAAGTCTTCTTTCATTCTGTCTACTGCCTTGTTGTTATCTCTAGCCATAGACTCAGTCCAGAATGCTACTGCTATTGCTAGGGCATCTAGTCTATCGTCATGAACTAGGGATCCTCTGTCTCTAGTGATCCTAGTTAATTGGTAGAACAAGGAGTACTTAGGGTCTGGTGCTGTGTCATAGTCTTTCTGTATTAACTTTTGATCTACGATTAACCTGTGTTGACCCATTACAGGCTCTAGGGTGTCTATGATCCGTAGTTCTTTCTGTTGACTATGCCGTACCTCTTCTACTGAACAGGGGTATATGCGACCTAATACAGGCTTTAATAGCTGGGAGAACATGCCATCACCGAAGTTACTCTCTACGATGATCTGTTTGACATTGTTTCTCTTGGCTGTCTCAGCTAGTTTGATTAGGGTGTCCTCAGAGTAACCCCCTGAGTAACCCCCGTGATCCGTTAGGAAGAGATTACCAGTGAGCATCTTGACTACAGAGTATCCAGTTTCATCCTTACCCCTACCAGAGGGGTCAATGGACATGACTGCACCGGTGTAATCAAACATATCCTCTGAGTGCCACATGGGTCTATAGAACCTATCTCCGGTTAGAGCGAGGTTAGGTAGATCTGAGATACATAACTCAGGGCTAGTAGCCCAAGCTACCTTGCCATGACCCATAGTGGGGTTTAGATTCTGTACGATTAGATCAGCAATCTTCAGGGGATACCTATCGCCATCACTGAGAGTGGTATCCAGCATGAACTGCATGGCATAACCAGCTTTACCATAGGAGGCTCTACGTTCCTCTAGGTCTTCTATACCGAATCGCTTGGGGTCTGTGGGTTGTCCTACTAGCTTGTTATCTTCTGAGAGCTTCTTAACAAGGAATGGAGCTAGTGCTCCCTTGTAGGACTCTACTTTGTTTACTACAGGGTACTCAGCGGTCCATACACGCATCTCATAGCCACGCTCAGGTAGCTTGTTGTATAGAGACATCTCAGTTTGAGGTGTACCTAGGTAGATGATCCTAGCGTGATCTAGAGGTTTCAAGATAGCATCGAACTCTTTAACTAGTTCAGATAGCTTATCCCTTCCAATTTGGGTAGCGGAGTTATTGATAACCTCAATATCGTCTGCAATGATGAGGTCAGCACGAGAACCTGTTAATTGACCTGTGATACCCACGGATTTCACCGAGGGGCTATGGTCAGGTAATGCAGGTCCTACATCGAATGAGAGCATGGAGTCTCGCTGTCCTTCATTAGCCTGAAGGTGCTGCAAGATTGGCATCTCTTGAATAAGTCTTTTAACGAATGAGGCGAAAGCATCAGCTCGTTCTTTACTAGCTGAGACCACAAGGATCTTCAACTGGGGATTGTTATAAAGTACCCAGCATACAAATGCTGAGGTCAACCATGACTTACCTACTCCTCGAAAAGCTTCGATGATGGAACGCTTAGGTCCATTCTGTAAGTATTTAGCAATGTCATATTGAACTGGTGTGGGGTCTGGGAGATTGAGAGTCTTCCACGTTAGATAAACAAACTTCCTAAAATCCTGTGATATTGGATCTATGTTTTGGTCTACGGACATACTTAGTTTTGTCTTTCATTCTCCCTGCCCTATTTAAGCGTATAGCGTATTTGTGGACGTAATTTCTCATAGGTAAGGGGGTAGGTAGGGAGGCTAGGAGATCTCGTCTCCTAGAGCCCTTTAAATGCGTTTAAGTAACTATTACTGGTTGGTAACTGTATCGGCTAAAGCTTTATGCTTAGAACGACAGTCACCGTATTGGGCGATTAGCCCTTGGGTGTACACCACTAGTTTCCCTAGGGATTCACCCGTGAATTCATCAAGGGCAGCACAGGGTTCTACTAGGTTACTTTGAACCGTTGGAGCTGAGTACTGAACGATTGATGAGCTGGCGCATCCCGTCAGGGATAACGCAGTTATAACTGTTAGGGTTCTTAATAATTTCATTTGCGATCTCGAGTTCTATGGTCTTCTGGGTTACCCTCTGTGAGGACTTCGCTTTCTCATACTGAGCTGCTAGAGCAGCGTTCTGATTGCCTAGTTCGGCAATATGATTCTGAGCTTCGACTTGTTTCTCCAGCCAACCGGTGCGTTCCCAGCGGATTCCTGTGTAGAAAACCGCTAGGATTGCTATAGCGAGACCAGCAATCTTGAGGAGAGCTGGGCTAAATGGCATGATTAAACTGCTGGGGGTTCAGCGGGTGGGGTTGGGGCTACTACAGTGATATCTGTAGTTACCGCAGCGTTACCATCTGCTGGTGTGAAGGTTACTGTGTATGCACCTGCTGCCTCATAGGTGTGAGCAGATTCACCATTAGCTACTGTGTGTGTCTTGGTATCACCGAAGTTATAAGTACCGGCTTTACCTGCAGGTACTGCATCGAAGTGCCACTTCAAGCTGGTTGTCTCATCTACCTTTGCTGTAATGCTGTATGCAATAGGTGCTGGAGGAACTGCAGCAGTTGCACCTAAGCTCGGGGCTGACCCAGAGAAGTAAGATAAACCACTACCTGCTTTGGACTCGACATAGAACACCCCTTTGATGGGGCGAATAATGCCTTGTTTAATAAACTCTTTAATTGTATTTATTGCCGTACCAATTTTCACTACTGTGCTTTTAGTACCTGTTACTGTTTCTAGCTTCATCGCTGAGCCTTTCTCATTGGTATTACGTTGTCATCATCTTCATCGAAGACTGGGAGGTTTGCTAGGTTATGAAGTGGTGTACCTTGTTTGGCAATACCATCAATACCGTTGTCTTTAAGAAACTGCCGAGCTACTGAGAGCACTGCAGCCTGAGGCGGAACAACCTGTCCCGTCTCTGGATTAATAGATCCTTTTAGGAGATCAGCCAATACCTTAGCTAGTTCCCCATGCAGCGAATCCATTACTGCTGCATCTGCTTTATTACTCATTTACTTTCCTTTGTGGGTCAACATCATCCCGGCAATACCGAGAAGGGCTTTAACCTCGTCTACGTTCTGGGGTTCCTCAGGGAAACCCACAGTGATCTGCCCAATGAACCTAGAGGGATCCGGCGGAATGGATACTCGACATAGGTATTTAACACCTTGGTCTTTGTACCAAATACCAATCTCTGACTGGGCTGTTGGATAGGGATGACAGGGGATCTCACCAGACATCAATGCAACCACATCCCTGTTGTTAGAGTGGCTTTGTGTGAACAGACCAACATCTACACCACTGAATGTTTTGTTAGGGTTGCCATCTTTATCTACTGCCTTAAGGACAGTGCGAGTACCAATGATTGGGTTAACATCAAATACAACTACGACATGAGCACCAAGCTTGGTCTGTATAAGACGTACTGCATCATCTATACGATCTTTGTTTACGGTAGGTAGCTTCTTAGATTCTTGGTATGCGCCTATCAGTAAATCTTTTTCTGAGTATGCAAAGTAACCAACGTAGCAGGTGACAGCCATCACGAGGATAGCCATCACCTTCCATGGTTTATCTGCATAGCTCAGAACTTTCTCTACCAACGAATTGGTATCAAGTTCTGTAGCCATGATTTACTTTCTAAGCTGGGGTTACACCCGTTGAGACACTCGATACATAAGTAGCTTGGTCATCAGGAGTGAATGTAACTGTTACTGCAGTACCATCAGCATAAGTGAAGGTAGGAGCTGTACCAGTGCTTCCTGCAGGATCACCATAACCATAAGTACCAGTGATCGCTGGGGCTACTGCGAAGTTCACTACGAATGTTCCATCAGCTACCGGAGTGGCTGTAAGGGTTACACCGAAGCGACTTACAGGAGATACACTCAATGAACCTGCTGAGTAAGCAGCAGCATCAGGACGAGAGTACGTTACTGTGTATGCAGCACCATCACGGAATGTGTGGGTTGCTTTTCCATCTGTACTTTCAATGACTGTCTCAGGGATTGCTGGGACTGTTGGAACCTCAGGGACCTCAGGGGTAACAATAGTTACACCATCTTCACCTAAGACTGGAGGAACATAAGGTGTTCCGGGGATCTCAGGTTTACCATCACCCATGCGGAATGTTCCGGATACTGCGGGAGCGACTGTGAAGTTAACCACATAGTCAACCGCATTTGTTCCAGAGATTACCAAAGGTACTGGTGGAGGAACTTCAACAGGCAGCGTTACTTCGCCAATAGCATCTACGAAGCGAACTGTGTATGTACCGGTTGTTGCATAGGTAAATGATGTATTACCTGTAGTGGTCTGAATAACTGTCTCAGGTACTGCGGGGACTGCTGGGACTGCTGGGACTGCAACTTCTTGTGCGCTTGTAACTGCTGCCGTTGCACCATCAATTACTGACAGTGTGAGGTTAGATACATAGCCTGTAGAGTTAGCAGTAAATGTTACTGCGTAGTCCCCAACTGCTGGGTAAGTAAACGTACCTGCAGTATCAGTTGTAGTTCCGTCATAACACCATGATCCAGCCTCTGGTGCAGAGAAGTTCCACAAGTAGGCAGCACCTGCTGTGAATGTTCCATCCCCATTGTCTACACGATCTGGTGTAGCAGTTATTTGTACCTTGTATATTGCAGGTACTTCAGGGACCTCAGGGATTGCATTACCCATGTAGTAAATACCGGGGGCAGCTACGGAGGCTGTGAATGTTACAGCACCAATTGTTGTATCGCTAACTGCAGTTTCAAACGAAACAGCCTCAGGCTCTGGAGGGAGCGTTGCTGAATCTAATTTGATGATGTAGCACAGTGCATAGTACGGAGGTAAGTTCTTACCTGCTGGGTCTTCACCTGCAGCACCTACAGAATAGGTTCCGCTAAATGTGTGGGTGTGTGTACCTGCAGAGCTGGATGTGCCACGGTCTGCTGGGGTTTGACTACCACCCATGTCA